ATCTTGTGAAAGCGAAGAAGAAATGAAAAAACAACTCTCTGAGTATCAGAAGAAACCGATATTCAATGCCGTGGCCGAGGCAAGAGTATGTGGTTGTGGCAATGTAGTTGATGCCGAGGACGTATGCGTATGGTGTGAAATAAAGAAATCGTTACAAGTGGCTCGTGAGTCCGGTCATCCCGTTTATGCCACACGAGTCGAGTGCAAAAGCACTGTTTCCATTTCGTCTGGCGATGAGGACGGGTAATAGGTGGGGGTCATCGCAATTTTTAAAATCGAAAATCGTACATATTAGTACTTGTACATTTAATCTATTAAACTAAATCTATTAAGTACTTATTATATTAAATATATAATATATCTTGACAAATGAAATAATACTGTTTATATTGAACAGCGGAGCGAAAGGGACAAGATGGTCTCGACCAGACGCTTCCCGTACCGAATCCCCTGCATGCTGAAATTCCCCTAAAATCCAAGAAAGGTAGTTTATGAGTCAGAATATTCGTGTGCCATTTGCAGAAGCCGATAAGTTTGTAGGTGCTTGGATTGTAACGCTATCAGGTTCCGGCATCATGAGATTGCTGAATCTGTCGGCGGTGGATTCATTTGTCTCACCGGTGAGACACTTTGCGAAATTGAACTGAAATCAAGGAAAGAAGGTGTTGATGGTAACGGAGAAGAACGGAGAGCATGTGGATGACTTGTTGATATGGTCGCGATTGATAGGATTTATGAAATTGCTATGGTTTCTGGTCAGTAACAAGCGGGTGTTGATGGTAGCGATCAAGACCCTGAAACAGAGTGGAAGCCGGACCGAATACGTGCTGAGACTCAGATATAAGCGTATGGATCCGGATCTGATGGACTTGATACTGAAAGAAATTGTCAATCACAACGATGCGGAAGCCAACGTCGTCAAGCAAGCACGAGATATTTTGAACAAATAAGCGGAGAAGGTTATGTCAAATATAACTCAGTATCCATTGGAATTGGAGCACAAGCTCAATGGATTCCATTTTAAGAAACAGCCGTCTATAAAGATTCGACGGTATCTGGAGAGGGTAAAGAAAAAGAAGTCTACGGAAGAGTTTGACCGTTACTGGAATGTGAAGTTGTCATTGGTCGACAAGATCGAGGCATACTGCACCCGGGTAGAGAGTGCGAACGGTGCCGATTTCCAGATGACGGTCAATATTAAGAAACTGATTATCGACTATGATGGCCGTATGAACAACATCACCCACTGTGATCTGGGCGGCGGTAACAGCTTCTGGCAGGGTACTTTGTCCATGTATCCGTGGCACGAACTCGGAATGGAAGAGGAATCGATACTGGAACTCATTCTTCATAACCACGTCTTCACCAATGGCCGGGATGTATTCTTCGACTTCAACAAGCAGAGTTCTATTGACAAGTTCTTGAGAAAGAATTGGGCTGGCGAAGCAACGGTGAATGTCGTTATGATTTTACGCAGGGTGGTTGCCGGCGCGATCGAGATGGTAGAGAAAGATGATGACCGGTATCCGCGATATGTGAAGATCACAAGCTGTGGTTATTGTTCAAAATGTGACAGCGGTTTTTACGAGGATAGTGGTCGTTGTCCTGAGTGCAAGACCGTCTTGAAATACAGTTAAGGCAGCGATTGGAATCAATACGAACTCCAAAGTTATATTCATTCATCACAAAAATAAATGGAGAGGATGTTATGGCAACGCTAACGGAAAGTAAATGCAAGGAATGCAAAACCGGTAAGCTTGAAATTGTCGGTACTGCAGGTTTCGATGACATGGTGGAAGTTCATTGTACGAATCCTTCGTGTGATGAGACCTATGAAGTTGAACCGGATGGATTAAATATGGCTGGGGACGAGATGCTGATTGCGCTCATGGAAGATTTTGATAGTGGCGACATGGAAGATGCGTCAGCGGATATTGATGAATATTTAAAAAGGAATAGCAATGCATCGAAGAATTGATATGGTGGGTAAGAGGTATGGACTGTTCGTGGTTGTTGCTTTTAACAGTGTTGATCGTCATGGTAGTGCTCGATATTTATGCAAATGTGATTGTGGAGTTGAGAAGGTTGTATATGGGAAGAACTTAAGAAATGGTTGTGTCTCTCATTGCGGTTGCAGTCATAATAATTTCAAACATGGTCACAGGTCAAACTTGCCCGATGGACAGAAAATAAGTACAAAGACTTATAGGTGTTGGACTGGTATAAAATCTCGTTGTTACAATCCTCATCGTAAATCTTATGAAAATTATGGTGGACGCGGTATTACCGTTTGCCAGAGATGGTTGGAGTCATTTGAAGCATTCTTGGAAGATATGGGAGAACCGCCGACACCCGAACACTCGATTGACCGGATTGATAACGACGGAAACTATGAACCTGGGAATTGCAGGTGGGCAACTGCTATAGAGCAGGCAAAAAATAAAAGATCTGCATTGGCTCGGTTGAAACCGTTAGAAATGTGTGTCTGAATTTTGAAATTAACAATCAAGGAGTAGAGTAATGAAAATTAAACGGTTGCAGATTAGAAACTTTCTTGGTTTAAGAGAGATTGATATTATCGCAAAAGATGTCAATGTCTTCAAGGGAAAGAATAGGCAGGGCAAGACATCTCTCCTGAAAGCGATCGAGGCGGCATTTGTTTCTGGCAATCAGGCAGACAAAATTAGGAAAGGTGAGGATTCGGCCAGTATCTTGATTGAGTTGGATGAAGCGTATATTTCAAGGACGATTCCCGCCAGTGGCAAACCATCGCTAACGGTTTGCGATACCAATGGTGAGGACATCAAACGACCGCAGGAATATCTTGATAGCATCGTCGGCGGCTTTGCTTTCAATCCGGCTGAGTTCTTTCTCTGCAAACAGTCTGAGCAGGTTCAGTATGTACTGGAATCTTTTCCATTACGATTGACACAGGCAGAGATTGAGGGTTGGACTAAGGAACCGTTTCCTCTGGCTCTGGAGATGTTGAAGTCGCACGCACTGGTCATCGTGGAGAAGCTGCGAAAACATTATTACGATATTCGCACGGTGTCGAACAGAACGATGGATGCGAAACTGAAAGCGGGTCAGGAACAAGCAAAATTGATTCCGAAAGATGTTGTTGTCGACGACTATGACCCGAACGAGTATAAGGGATTGCTCGATGACATCAGCAAAGGCGAACAAGAAAATGCACGTCGTTTTAGTTTAGACGAAGACGTGAAGCGTATTGATACCGACATCGCCGATCTCGAACGGAAGATCTCGCAGAAACGACAGGAGCGGCTCGGCAAGGTAAGTCTTCGTGATTCGATAAAGGTAGTGGACGTAACCGGCCTCAAGGATCGGATGACCGAACTGCAGAAACAGAAAGATCATATCAACGATGTAGAGAAGCTCACTACGCTGCGGCAGGAATATGTTGGCGCTCGTGAAGAATCGGCGCGGCTCGATAAGATCGTACAGACTCTTTCTGTGGATGTTCCGGCGCAGTTGATGAAACGAATCAACCTTCCTGTGAAAGACATGGTAATTGCCGACGATGGGTTATTGGTCGATGGTAAAGGATTCGATTTGCTCAGTGGGCAAGAACAGGTTGATATTGCTATCGGCATCGCCAAGGCAATGGCTGGTAAGCTCAAGATCGTATGCGTTGATGGAATCGAAAAGTTGGACGATGATGCATATGCTTTGTTCATCAAGGCAGCGGAGACGGATAAGGACTTTCAATTCTTTACGACTCAGGTGGGGAGTCGGGGCAACGGCATAACAATTGAAGACGGAATGGTCAAGATGGAAGAGCTAAAAAAACAATCCAGATGAACACTCAATTCATTCCCAATGCGGTAACAATCGATCCCAAATGTTTTATAGCGGCTTCTTAGCTCATAACCTATACCATTAAACAATCAAGTTTTTAGAAAGGCCATAATATTGACACCACGGTCACTCACAAGTTATATTATTCATTATAACATTACTTAATAAATAATGAACATATATAATAAACAGTAGAGGAAAAGCAGATGAGGAAGCAAGAGTATCATAGGTGTGTCGTTCCCACGTATGAATCATATCGCTTGAAAGAGATGGTATGGCGATTGCGTGATGTAGAGGGAATGCCGAGCGGATTTAAGCGAGAATCTATTAATCAGCCATCGGACCTTGCGAGTAATTATGGATTTCTATTCCACGAGGCACCGACCGAGAAATTCATGGTGTTCGTCATGAACGCCAGAATGGTATGTGTAGCGATTGACACGGTAAGTATTGGCATTGTCAATTCATCATTAGTGCATCCACGTGAGGCGTTTCGTGCTGCGATTACGTGCTGTGGATCTGCCGTTATGTTTGCACACAATCATCCGAGTGGAAATTTAGAACCAAGCCAAGAGGATATATCGATCACAAAACAGTTGGTTGAATCCGGAAAGATACTGGGTATTCCTGTGCAGGATCATATCATTTTTGGCGAGGGGGGATTTTTTACATCATTCGCTGAAAGAGGACTTCTATGAGCTCGTACCAGAGAATATCGATCGAGGAAATGAATGAGTTTATGGAGGCTCGCAGTTTTAAGCAAATCGTCGTTCCAGGGACTCATGAATTGGTCTTTGTTAAGGCTGTGACCGATAAATCGGATCTCGAAATTCGGATGTATTCCTCCGTAACCTTGGGAGGAATGTCAAGAGGTGTCGGAGAAGACGCAATTCGTCTTGTAATTTACTCTACCAAACATAGTCGAGGTGTCGGCAGCGATGCAAAGGTGTATCGAGTGCAGGGATGGCGTAACAATCTTGAAACGCGGCTGCTGTCGATAAACGAACAAGTTAATCACGGTCTTATTAAATGTCGATGCGGCGAATGGATGGTGCTACGTGAAGGCAAGTTTGGAAAGTTCTACGGTTGTATAAAATATCCTGATTGCAAAGAAACCAGAAAGGGACGGTAATGGAACTGCGACGTATACGGAGTGATACATACGGATGCGGCAACAGCCTCGGCGATTTTGTTGAGATTGTTTGCCGATGTGACCGATGTGAAAAACATTTTAGTGCTTACGAAAATGAATCATTTGATTTGTGCGGCGTATGTGTAGAAAACGACGAAATCATGGACCAGTATTATGATGAGGCATTCAATGAGATGTGTGATGACATCGCGTGTCCGCGTTGTTATTGCACCGATAGTTTTGTTCATCGCATTGAAGATATAAGAACTTGTCTCAAATGTGGTTGGTCTTGGGAAGATCCAAGGAGTCAGGAATTGCAGAAAATAAAAACTAAAGCAGCATAAGGAGAGAGGTATGTATACTGGAAAAATTGGGCGAGGGCAACACGTAAGAGACCGTTCTGGAAATGCCGGAATCGTTATGGCCGTTCATGGCGAACAGCATCCGGAAACGGTAAAAACACTTCTTGGCGGGGTGATGCTAACCGGTGGCGGCGCCGTTTTGGATATTGTGTTCGGTCACTTCTATTGCAAGATGTTGCCGGAATCTGTGGTGCGGCATTGGACAATCCTTGAGGACGTGGCGACGGAAGCTGAGATTGTTGAGGCAGTCATCGTTGCCGAAACCGCATTGGAGAAGGCGAGGTTAGAAAAGGTCGAGGAAGAGCGGAAGCTGAAGGAGCTGCGCGAGCAGTTGCCGGCACAGTATCCGTATCTAGAAACCACGGCTGGCGGTGAGAAGTCCAGGGTGTTGGCGTCGCGGAATATCAAGAAGGAACTGGCGCATGCGTTCCCGGGCCAGAAGTTCTCGGTTAAATCCCGATCGTATAGCGGTGGCAACTCGATCGATGTGAGTTGGGATGATGGTCCAACCAAGGTAGAGGTTGAAGTGATCGTCAGCAAATATGAAGAAGGTTACTTCAACGGCATGGAAGACATCTACGAATACAGCGACAGCCCGTTTCCGGATGTGTTTGGCGGCTCGAAATATGTCTTTGCACAGCGACGGGTTGGATTTGAACGACACGTTGAGATTGCGAAATCGGAGTTTGGTCTCAATGTTCGGTATGATGACTATCGAATGATTGACGCGGTAACGGGAGCTGAAATTGAACGCGACATCGTCAGGCGTGTTGGTGACGCCGTGGACAATAAGAGTTTCTATGTGCGGCCTCTGCATCCGGTTGTCGAAACCGATGTCGTGGTTGAAGGTGTTGTGGTTCGTAAGAACGAGGAGAAGAACGGAATCGAAATCTTGTTCGGGACAAAACCTTCTGATGAGGTATTGGATGCTGTGCGCGATCATGGATTCAGATTCAGTTTCCACAACGGCAAGATCTGGTGGGCTAAGTTCACGGAGGAAAAATGGGCGTTCGCACAATCATTTATTCCTAAAGGAGCATGATATGGCAAAGAAAGTTGCAAAGAAAATTGTCAAGATATATCGGTTGCCGGTATATGAATATGCGCTTGAAAACGTTTTGAACATGTTCATGCCCGACGAGCAGAAGCATTTTGAGGAATGCGAGTCCGAGCACGAACGTGAACATCATATCTACCTGAGTCTTCTGAAACTTGAGAACATACGGCGACAGAAGTACGAGGCAGAGGCAACGGCGGCGACGCAGAAGTTTTTCAATACTCAAGCGTTCGACGCAAAACAGATTGCCAGCTATAAGCGGAAGAGTCGGCGACTGCAGAACCTGACGAACGCGGAGTGGCGTGTGAAAAACGCAAACCGTCATGGTCTGATCTTACTTGAATGTATGGAATGCCAGAATCTGTGCGAGCTGGAAGCTGCAGATAAAGATGATTATGCGTTCTGGCTTAAAACAGGCACGGTTCCTGCAGGTGAATGTTGTCTTTGCCACGGCAAGGAACGAGCTGTAACCTGTATTCCATTACTATAGGTTGATTGTTAATTCCGAAACTAAATAATATGTTAGGGCATACAAACTTATGCAGGGAGTAGTCATGGAAGGAATATTGGCTCTTGTTCTTATCGCGATTTTTGTATTGTTTATCAATCGAATCGTGAATGCAAATCGAAAGCTGACAGCGACAACCGGTGTATCGAAACAATATGACTATAGGTGGGGAAGTCTGAACCCCGCTTATATTTGTCCTCATTGCCAGACCAAAGGGTCTGTACATACGAAATCAGTTAAACGAAAACATGGTATCAGCGGCGGCAAGGTGATGGGTGGATTGTTTACGCTTGGCACGTCGCTATTGGTCACAGGGCTATCGAGAAAAGAACAGGCAACGCAAGCGCATTGTACTAACTGCAACAGTACCTGGGATTTTTAAGGAGCGTCGCTCTTTATTAAGTGCGGCTATTCCGTGAATAAGCCGAATATTGCTGAAAAAACAATGCATGGAACAGCAAAGGACTTATTATATAGTGTGGTCATTAAACAATATATTGCACCCTAAAGGGTATATTATAAATATTACTTGCATATTTACACCCAAAAGGGTATAATATGAAAGTTACGATGCTATAAACACCCTAAAGGGTATAAATAATGAATAAATCAGATTTGCAGGATTTTATAAAAACAAAGCGCAAGATTTCAAATCTTACTCAACCTGAATTAGCAGAAAAAGCTGGAGTAGGTTTGAGGTTTGTCCGCGAGATGGAGCAGGGAAAAACTACGCTTCGTCTTGATAAAGTAAACCAAGTTCTAAAACTTTTCGGATATGAGTTAGGACCGGTTAAATCAAATAGAAGCACACTTTAAATGAGAAAAGCTGAGATTAAAATATACGAAAAAACGGCAGGATTGTTGACGCAGGATGAAAATGGTTATCACTATGTGTATGATGCTGCGTATCTGCAATCGGAAAATCCTGAACCGATAAGCAAAACATTGCCATTGCAAAAAGAGGAATTTCATAACAATGTATTATTCCCATTTTTTGATGGATTGATTCCTGAAGGTTGGTTGCTCAATGTTGCTGAAAAAAACTGGAAGCTCGATCAAAGAGACCGGATGGGATTACTACTGGTGTGTTGCAAAGATTGTATCGGTGCAGTGAGTGTAAATGCTATAGAAGGATATGATGAAAAATAACCGCTGTTTATATTGCTACCAACTCTTAGAAGATGGACAAACGGATTTTCATCCGACTTGCAGTAAAAAAATATTTGATTCATCTGCTGCGCCCGTACTGCCTGACTTGGAAAAGGAGATGTACGATTTGGCTTTAGTAGCAGTTCGTAGTCGAGCAACTGTTACAGGTGTTCAGCCGAAACTATCTTTGGAAATAGCTAACGGAAGAACAAAAATTGAACCCGAAAGATTTACAATCGTAGGTTTATGGGGCAACTATATTTTAAAACCACCTACACCTAAATATCCTCAGATGCCGGAAGTAGAAGATTTGACTATGCACCTTGCTGAATTGTCTAAAATCCCCACAGTGCCGCATAGTTTGATTCGTATGCAATCCGGTACATTGGCATACATCACGAAACGTATTGATCGGACTAAGAAAGGTAAATTGCACATGGAAGATATGTGTCAACTTACTGAACGCTTGACCGAACAAAAGTACGATGGATCTTATGAACAAATTGCCAAAGCTATTTTGAAATATTCATCTAATCCTGGCCTTGACGTGGTGAATTTCTTTGAACAAGTGCTCTTCTCATTTCTTACGGGGAATGTCGATATGCACTTGAAAAACTTTTCGCTCTTCAATCGACCAGGAATTGGGTATATCCTTACACCAGCGTATGATATGTTGGCTACTACATTGGTCAACCCGGAAGATAAGGAAGAGCTTGCACTTACTCTTAACGGAAAGAAACGCAACATTAGAAGAAACGATTTTACGACAGCTTTCAAGATAATTAAATTGGATGAAAAACAACAAAGAAACATATTCGATAAATTTGATAAGGCTATACTTCGATGGAATGATCTCATTGATACAAGCTTTCTTGATAATAAAATGAAAGACGCGTATAAAGAGCTTGTTAAGAATAAACACAAACGAATAGCAGAAGAATGAATACCGACAGACTTTTGGCGTATCCCAAAATATTCACGCCTATCAATTATGGGTTGTTATGAAAGTAGAAATCACTGTTACTGCAAATAAGCGCGAGTCGAATGAACTTTCCTGCGGTGTCGTTGGGTTCGATGGCGCGAAATATGATTACTCAAAATTAACATCGCATCTGAATGAAGTAACGAAAATATTGGAATCGCCGGTGTCCGTTCCCAATGGATATGTTGCATCTGATAAGTATGGTGAACACACTGTCAAAAGGAAAACGTATCAACCTTTTACATTTGTCCATCTTCTTCTGGTATCGGATTATACGCATCCGGATGGTCTGTATTTGTCATGCGACTTCGTCAATATTCTTGAGGTCGTTGCAGTTCAGAATAACAAACTAAAATGAAAACGTGAATATATACTTGACAATGAAATGATAGGAGATTATCTTGACCATCGTTAATTAGTTGCTGGTAACGCAGTGAGTGGTTAACAACAACGATAAGTTGTGAACAAAGCCGAATCGACTTCGAGAACCTTAACCGGTTGTCGGGGTTAATTCGGCTTTTTTGTTTCGGTCACACCCAACTATATCGATGCTGGTAAACAAAAGGCACATGATCGAAACAGGAACGCAATAAACTGGTTCCACAGCATCACCTTAACGATAACAGGACCCTACATGGGAAATGAAAATAGTGGATGGCATAAACCGGAAAACGGTGGTACGCATGTAGGCGACCAAGAGGTTTTGATTCAGCCGAACACTGGCTTTGTAAAAGCAATAGTATTTACACCCACTTCTCAGACCAGAGAAAATATTGCTAAGGAGATCAGACAGAATGACCCTACCAAGCGATAAAATAAAAAAGTTGATGGAATTCAATGGTAAGACCATTCAGATGATCTCTGATGTAGTTCCGATCAGGGTCGAGAAGTTGACTGACCAGAAATATCGATTTCAAACTATTGGTTCGATTGCGAACATTGTCAATGGTAACAATAGAATTATTCCGATGCAGGTTCAGCGCGATGCCGTCCAAGACCAGATGCAGAATAAATGGCAACTGACTTCGTATATCAATCACCCTGATCCCAGCAAGGGCGATGACATTCGCGGTAATCCGGAAGACATCGCCGGCATTCCTGAGATCGTTGAACTCAACGATAAAGGGGAAACCGTTGTCAATATCAGAATGCTTGGAACAGAAAAAGGCGTAAAGACCCAGCAACTGTTTGACGAGGGCGTTGAGTTGGGTGCTTCTCAACGTGCTCTTGGTGTGCAGAGTGTGCGTGAAGATGATAACGGCGATTACTACATCATCGTCGACAAGATTGTAAAAATATTAGGATATGATTTTTGCTATCTCGATTCAGCCGCCGCTGGAGAGCGGACAAGACTTCGACTTCTCGATACGGTCGAACTTGACACGATCCTAAACTCAAAACGTATCGAAGACACTTTCCAAATGGAGGACATTATGGATCCGAAAGTTTTGATTGAACAAAACCAAAAATTAGTTGAGGCTGTAACATCTCTGGTTGATACCATCAAAAATCAGATGGCGAAGAACAATGGAGAGATGCCGAAGGCAATCGTTGACTCGTTCAACCAATTGAAGTCTGGCGTCGAAACCTTGCTCTCTGATACAACCATCGATGCGGCCAAAAAAAATGCAAACCTTGTTGCGCTTTCGAGCGATCTTAAGACAATTGTCGATAAGATAATGCCACAGCAAGCATCGTTGCTCCCTGTCAACGACACAACGGCGATTCCCACACCTGCTTCTATATCCGCAGCGGTTCCCGCTACTCCATCGGTTACGCCTGGAGTGGCTCCAGTTGCTGCTCAAGCTACTGCGCCTGTTGATGGCAAGGTTGGTGTAGCTGCATTAAAAGCAATCACCGACACTTCGGCGTTGCTCAAAGGTTATGTTGAGCAGCAGCAACAACAACTAGCGGCAGATGCAAAGGCAAAAACTCTTGCCACATATTTAACTGATTTGATCTCAAAACTGGATGTTGCCGATGACGCGAAAACAATGATTACCGATACGCTCAAATCGCGTGATTTTGTTGATGAACAAGCAATCGTCACATCGGTCAATGAGCTGATGAAGGTAATGAATCTTGGAGTAGTCCAAGAACGAAAACGTAGCGAAGGTATCAGTGGAAAGGGAATATCCACCATGGATATTACAGTCGGTCCGGAACATCTCAAAGGTGTAGAATACTTGGTTGACCAGATCTCCGGTTACGGATATATAAATTCCAAGAAAGAAGATGTTCTCGTTGGTAAAAATCGATCTGAAGTGGTTAAACGCATTCTTAGAATTTATGACACGATTCATGGAACTGCACTGATGGCAGAACGTGAGAAGATTGTTGCTCTTGCTGATGCAACGCAAACGCCCGCGGATTTCCAGGTACCATATACAATCTCTCGTATCGTGTTGGCTGAAGTTTATGCCGATGTATTTGTCGAGAGCTTGACTTTGTTTGGACCGATGGAGCATAAGCGCGATCAAGTGCCTATTACGCTCTATCGTCGTGAAAATGGATTAGCCTCCACACAGAAAACATATAATCCTTCAAAACGACGTATCGCCGATATCAAACAAGGCGAATTTCAGCCGATGTCGACGGGCAAACTGATCACACAATGGTTCGACATTGATGCGACATCGAGCAAGCTCTCTGCTGTATTCTCAGACGAATTCGCTACATTGTCGAAACGTACGCCGAATATCACCGGTGTCGGTCAGGGTATCTCCAACCTGATTTTGGACTTGAAACGTTCACTCCAAAAGATGGTTTTCAACAATATGCGTGATACAGCATTATCGTATGGTTCGCTGCCGTTTACGTTCAATGGTGTAGGTAATGGCGCCACAACATCGTTCCAAGTTGTAGCCAATGCATCGATTTCAACAGGTGAACCATTTGGCGTCAATGTCGGCGGTGTTGCGATCGGTGAATATGAAATGGTCACCACCGGTAATATGTTCTACGTGCTTGATGGCCCAAACGCGACAATCACGTTTGTTGATATTAACGGTAGTGTGGTTGTCGTTCCGAATGCTACACCAATTGTTGTGAGTGGCAATAAAGCAACAAATGAAACTCGTTTTGATTTGACTGCTTGTCCTGCCGGCACCAAATGGGAAGAATATTTGAATGGCCTTCTTTTCGCAGTCACAAACAAAAACGCCTTGCAACGGCAACAACGCGGGTACAAACCTGAGTTCTTGCTTGCCTCTGAGGTTACCTCAAATTATATGACGCAGGCAAAGGCCTATGAAGCGATGGGTCAACGTAAAAGTTTCCAGACACCGACAGCCGTTGGTGAAGGAAATTATGGTTTCACCGGCGGTCTGCCGCACTTCGGTTCCGATGTGTTCGATGATGCTTACATCTTGTTGTCTCAAAAGGATGCGACCATCTTCCGAATCTTTGAACCGCTCGTTCTCAAAGGGCCGTATCCTGTTCGTAGCACGACTGGCCAGCTTATCGGCGGCGATGAATACTACATCTATCAGGAAGATTCTTTGAGTTCACCTATTAACGAAAAAATGTCGCTGGTTACCGTTCTTTCGTAAGAAGGTGTCTCGCGAGGCAACCCCAAGGGTGGCTAGGTTGTATGGCCCTAGTCACCCTTTTTATTTCATCATGAACAGGAGTTTGGCAATGGATAACCATGAATTACGATACAATGGCACGATTGCAACACGTCACCTTGGTCAACTTGTTGCACCAGGCCAATCGGTTCTTGTATCCGCACATCATGCTGTTTCTATGCACGGCGAGCGCGGCTGGGAGTGTGTAGATCTTAAAAAAGCAGAACATGAGATAAATCAAAAAGCAAAAGCCGTTTCAACCCAATCCAAGGAGAACATTGGTGAAGCAGAAAATACTCAGGTCGTTGTTGTTCCGATTGAATCTGCGCTCAATGTTCCGGTCCAACCGGAACAACCTCTGGAAAATGCCGCGGCAACTGATGCAGTAGTCAATGCTGATACTACATCCCCTGCAGCGGAAACAGATGCCATGGCTGATGAATCTGTTGATACAAAAAAGTTTCCCTGCACAAAGTGCGAACTAAAGTTTCCGTCAAAACGTAAACTGCAGATTCACATGAATAGCGCACACACAACCAATGCCAGTACATCACTCGTATGATTTTAGGCCGGATGTTGCTGAGTTGGAAAAGTCGTTGGGTGGTTTGTATGATGACGTAACCGATGACATTATTGAGGACGTTCCCTTCGATAAAGATGAAGTTGAAGAACGAGACCAGGTCTATCAGTATTTGAACAAACAGGTTGCTGAAATAAACTATGTTCCGATAAAGGCAAGACAGGAATATGATCCCGAGGTTATCAAGAACTTGAATCTGACCAATGGGGATGTAGTCAATGGCTTGCCTTTTTTATTGACGCTGGGTCTTATGATCGCAAATTCAAAAACATCTGCGCTTCGAGGTGGCACCGAGCAGGTCTACAAAGATCTGAGTCTGGCCACGGACAAGCGCTACGAGGTGTTCCGAAAAAAGAGCAAGGGCATTGATTCAAATACGTCCTTGTTCCCGTACGCGGAGCGCAGTGTTGCGTCCATACCCACAAAGATCCAATACAAACAGGTTGGCGCGAACCCGCCTTTTAGCATTAAGTTCAACGTGAATTTTGATGCCCAGTGGAGTCAATTTAATCGCAAAGCGCATGAGTATTTGTTCGGCAAAGATTTCAAGATCAAGACGCAAACGATTACTGAGAACCTAAAGAAACGTCTGCAGTCAAGTCTTGCCAGTGGTTATGCCAATGGAGACGATCGATCGACAATGGTCAATCGAGTCAAGTCTGTCCTTGGTGACAAGTCCAATGCGTCTACGATCGCCATTACCGAGGTAGCGGATGCTGCCAACTTTGGTGAGTATGAGTTTGCCAACGAATATCGAGAACGGTTTGGTGTCGAGGTGTTGAAGACGTGGTATCAACTGATTCGTGCCAGTGCAAGAAAATCGCATAAGGCAGTGGCCGGAACCACGTTAAAGTTCAATGAACGGTTTACGGTAGATGGCGAGGAAATGATGAGGCCGCACGATCCGGGGGCCAGCGCCAACAACGTCATCAACTGTGGTTGCTACTGCGAATATGAAACCGGTCAGTCGATCTTGAAACCGACGCAACCGGATGAACGCGGAATCAGAAACTACATCTCAGAAGTCGAGAAGATGCCGGCACCCGAACCGTATTTCAATGCGGAACGGATTGGTGCCTTTGTTAATCCTGCTGATGCTGCCAAGTATATGCAGGACATCTATGGAATCAGTGTTGACGATGAGTTTGCGCTTGACGAAATGAACATCATGGCCGATACCATGGACGTGATGCCGTATGAGCAGATGAAGTCGAATATGAAGTTGACCAATATCATCCGTGAAGATCTGGCAGAAAACGAATTGGCCGTGTATTCGCTTGAGCATCGATCGATTTTCATTGACCCCAAGAGCAGTGAAGGCGGTGACTTTGGCTGGACGGTTGTTCACGAAATCGGACACAGCATCCATTACAGTGCTCCGGAATTCTTTAAAGAGTTTGCAGACTTGGCGTGGGAGAATGTTGGCGGTGGCAATATCTTTGAAGCCGGCAACTGGAAGATGACGAAACCGCTGGGTGTCTACATTGACGAACAAGCTACGAAGAATGTCAAGGAGCATTTTGCTGAAATGGTGTCATGGTATGTGACACGGAATGCTGATTTGAGAGAGTTGGCGTTGCGAATACGAACTGAACTGGGTGACGATACCGTAATGAAGATCGTTGCCTTATTTGATAAATACTTTGGACCGGTGAATCCGCAATAATATGGCTGACCAAACCTATACGCCCCCAACATTGGTTTCGGAACTGAAACGATTGCTTGGCAAGAGAAACTTGGAAAAGTATTTTGCTGACGATGACGGTACGATTTTGAATGGTTACGTTTACAATGGTATTCATGCATTGGCACGAAAGCGACAGTTCTGGGTAAAGACGAGTTTGACTTTTGTTGTTCCTACGAACATTGTGCCGATACCTGCGAATATCCTTTTGCTCAAAATCGTGTGGAAGGACGACCGAACCATCCGGTGTTTGCCGACCAAGTCGTATGAGATTTATCCGGGTGATCATTACTTCGAGTGGTTCGAAGACATTACCGATCGGCGATATCCCGGTGATGAGTATAAGCGCGACTATGGTGATTTCAGAGTCTATCCGGAACGAAAGGAAATCGAGTTCTTCGCAGCTCTTGCGACTGGTTGCACGTGGGACTTCTTTGGTTTTGGTATACCTGTTGAAGCCGATCTTATCCCTGACAACCGGAGGCACGTAATGAATCATGCCCTTGGAAATGCATTGGTTGATTTGACACCGGAGATGTTGGCCCAGCGCGGATTCCAGGTTGAAGGGCTTGAAGTTGCGTCGTTGTTCGGACGATATAACGAAGAAGGACGGAAACTGATTAACAAGTTCAATGATGACGCGAAAGAACCATATATCGGTGTGACAACATAATGGATGTGTGGGATTTCAAAAGCACGAAGAAAGAGTTTTACGAGTTCCTGTCGAATGACTGGGAGCTTACGGTTGGTTATCGACTTTTGAAACCAAAAGCTCAGGACAACAGCACATTCGGAATAGTCAGCAATGAGATTCCGACAGATCCTTCGGTTATATCGAACACGACTCTGTATGGCGTCACGTATTCGAATCCAAAAGACAAGGTGAAGGATAAGCTTGGAGTTGTTGAGGATGTGGATCTGATTGTGGTGTTGTCGACGTGGGAACTGGACAAGAAAAAGATTGTGATCGAGCGTGAACGCGCTCTGATAGTTTCCGGAGGCGTTGAGTTTGAAATTTCGAGTGTTAAGCCGAGGCCGGATATGTTTGAGTCTTCAATAGCAATGGTTCTTGGATGTCATAAGCGAAGGCCGTTAAATGGATAGTTTTGATGTGACAATGACTGGTGACTGGGCAAAGGCGCGACGGGTTATGTCGTCGATGCCAAAATTTGTGAAGACACTGCAGCATCGGGTTGTTGCTGGCATTGTGACCAGATACCATGAAGCGTTGTTGCAACATCTTGAAAGTCAGGATCTGCCATTGGCTCCGTTGAATGAATGGTATCGGCAGTGGAAAGAGAGTCATGGACTTGACTCAAGAATATTGATTGCGACCGGCGAGTTAATGCAAAACATCAAGATCTATGATATCGCCGTTGGCAAAGCGTTCGTGGGTGTAAAAGGTGGAAAGCAGCATAAAGGTGGAATCGATATGGCGTTGCTTGCGCTTATCCATGAATATGGAAGCGTTGAAACGGGAATGCCGGCGCGACCACTGTATCGGTTGACGTTACAGGAACTGAAATCCAAGTTGAGTTCGGTATTGCAATCGATTGTGACCGAGGTTAAAGAGGAAGTGTTCGTATGAGCAATCCCATCGACATGCTCACAGTGAATCAATCGTTTATGGATGTATTCGCTGGCGCGATGGTGCGGACGAATGTTCCGGTAAAGGCGAAGTTTTTTAATCCGCAACCGAAAGAGAAGACGGCACCTGTTTATCCTGAGATTGTCGTGCAACCGATTGCGCCGACTCCGGATGAATTTGTTTGGGTCGAAAGGCAGAAACAGTATAACGCCACAGACCATACGGTCACGTTGACGCCGCCGCCGATTCGAAGCCGGTTCTTGTTTCAGGTAACGATGTGTAGCAATAGATACGATGATGCATTGGAGTTGATGCGATTAGGACTGACGGCGTTCAAAAATGAAGAAGGTCAGCGTTGGATTACGATTAGCGATCAGAGGTTCGATGTCTTCATCCAGAGCATTGTTCCGACTCCCGTTATTGCCGATGGTGTGTTCGAGGATGTATTTACGTATGAAGTGATTGTACCGTTGTCGTTGTTGCCTGGTAAGACTGTGAAAGCTGTTACCGATTTCACGGTTGAATCAACTGAGGGTGTTGAAGACGATGACGACGGTGGTGATGAAATTAAAATTTCGATTCAGTCTTAGGAGGATTTGTGACTGACAATGTATTGAGAAATAATAAGAATTTTTTGCTTTCGATTTGTTACAAAGAAAACAACGAGCCGAAATCATTGATATTAAAGCCGTTTGGCACGGTCGAGCATGTTGCTGAAATTGTGTGTACGAGTCAACACTGCAAAGACCTTATCAAAGCCGGTGCGATCTCGATCACGGCGAAACCTGAATAATCTATAAAGGAGAATCATTATGAGTGGCATAGGAATTTCTGTAAATGAGCGTGAATCGGCTGATTCGCCTCAAGTTAGCCCTAGTGATATCTTTGTTTTCGGTGGATTGTTTACATCTCGCCGCGGCCCAGTTGGTGCGGCGGTTCCGGTGTATAGCCCCACGGAAGATCAAAAGGTATTCGGAGCTTTGGATTCGAGCTATCTCGGCGGTTATATTCGTCGGGGTTTGTTCAAGAATTGTGGTGCATATGGTGCGAAATTCTACGGCAGTAGGATTGTTGCTTCCGATGCGGTCACGGCGACGCTGGTGTCGACAACGTGGACGATCCAGTCGGCGGTTAAGGGAAACCTTAGTCCCGGCAAGGACGGTAACAACACGTGGGTTTCGATCTTGGCATCGCTCGCAGATCCCACAGGTCATCGTGATCTGTTTGTGTATTATCAGGGACCGAATGACTCGACTCCGCAGTTGGTAGAGAAATGGTTATATCTCTCGAATGCGAATGTCAGTCAGATCGTCAACGGAAACTCGTATTACGTTGCGGTTACGGTCACGACTCCGGCAACGTTGCCAACGGCAACGTCTGCGATGACGCAGTTGGCTACTGGTGCTGATGGTGTGGCTGCAATTGATCTCGGTGGTTATGAAACCAACTATCCATTGTTCAATGGCCTGCCTTTGTCTGCGCTTATGAACTGCGATATTCATGGTGTTGATGCAGCGACTTCGCTGCAGACCTATATCGAGGGACAGGCAAAGATCATCGGTGTGATTGCGTCTCCTTATGGTATGGGAGTCGATACGCTGGGAACAACGTATGAGACGTTGTTAAAAGTGAAGAGCTTTATGGCTGGCTATCGGTCGTGGGGAGAGGTTGACGATGGCAACGGCGGAACCGTTGAGGTGCCGATGATGGGTCATGCTCTTGGAGCTGGCTGGGTCAGGAAATGTCGCGATCGTGGTGGTTTCCCGTGGGTTGCTCCTGCGGGCGAAACCACGGCATTGGTTGACGTTTATCAGCTTGAATTCCCGATCTATGGACCGGATGAGCTGAAAGCGTTAAATGCAACTGGATTCAATCCGGTGCAGTATATTCCGGGCAAGAGCAATATTGTTCGGACATCGCGCACGTTCTCGACGTTACGGAAGTATTATTCCATTCACGTCCGCAGGATGACGAACTGGTTCATCTCTTCGTTCCAGAACAGCTTCATGTGGCTTGAACAGGAACCGCCGAATACGAAAACGCGCAAAAAGGTGTTCGATGACCTGACGTTCTTCGCGCAAGATTGCTGGAAAAACGGTGCGTTCAATGACCGCGGTGGTTATGACAATAACGTCCAGGTGAAATGCGATGACGAAAACAACACCGTGCAGATGGAAGACAATGGAGAGTTGCAAGCTGACTTTACGTTCCATCCTGTGGAAGCGATCGAGTCCGGAACCATCAATATCTTCCAGACCCGGGATGCTCTTACAGTAAGTGCAAATGAACCAGTTCCCACGACTGCACCAGCGCCCGAAGCGACCTAAAAAACTTAACTGAAAACAATTAGTCTCACCGGTGAGACAAAGGAGAACGATTTATGAATGATTTAATTCCTGTCAATGGGTGGACGTTGAGTTTGCCCGGACTTGTAGCTCCTGCATTTCACAAGCTGCAGGGGATGTCTAAGAAAACTGGCGTTATGACTACGGTTGACGCCGGAACCAATCAGCAACTCAATTTCAGCGATGGAATCGAGGAATGCGGACAGGTTACAATGATCCGTACCCGTGATGGTTCTGCAGATGATAAAACCTTCGCAGGATTTTTTGACGATACGCTTGCTGGCAAGAAGGTCAATGGTGTCTTGACTCAGCATCGACATGGCAAGCAGGTGTTGAGCATCGCCTTTACTGGGATGATCTTCCCTGATTATTCGTTGACGGATTTCGATACCAACGCCAAAGGCGACAGTGCGAAGTCTGATCAAAAGATTCAAGCCCACGTTGATCACTGGGAAGAAACGTACACAGCGATCTCGTAATCACAGTGAGATGCCGGTTGGCATGAGCTGACCGGCATGCTCATACCATACACATACAAGGAGCGTTTATGAAAAGGGTGTTGCCTATTGGATTTACCTACCAAGACGAAGACATCACATCGTTTGATGTGAACTTGGTTGGTGGTTTTATGGAAAGAATTATTCACAACGAGGTCATGCGGAGAGAGAAACCGCAGACCTGGACGGCAAGCGTGTTGTCGGGTTTATTGAATACGCTTGGCAGCAAAAATGTTTCTTATGAATTCGAGGAATCCTCTGGTAAAAAGATTCCTGAAATTGTAAAGCATATTCCGTTACCGGATGCGGCAGCCATATTGGTTGCAGGGCACGCGGAAACGTTTGGATCGGTCTTAAAGCGCCAACAGTGCCGATGCGGTCGTTGTAATTCAACAAACTTCGTAGATATTGACCTTGAATCCCTGAAAATACCGGACAACAAAGGCGTTATTGGTTCGTTGACAGTCACTTTGAATCGAGGATGGCAAAGACGAATTGATAAAAAACTTGCTGGACAAAAAGAGTTGGGCTGGGAAGATAAGGTATTCAAGGTCATGACCTTTAAGATTCCTACGATCGGCGATGCGCTTCGGAATGAGAAGACGTATTCACCGACCCGAATTCTTGATTTTCAGGTGAAGCTTGTAAACGACAATCTCACAAGTTTCAAAACACTTGAAGATGGATTCCAGATTCCACAGGATATGTTCGAGTCGATGATAGCGGGAAACATGATCTTCGCCGATCGAGGTGGACTGATTGCCGACGACCGTATACTGGTCCGAGATGCGATGAATGGGTTGCCTCAAATTGATATGTTGGTTGAAACACAATGCGGGGAGTGTCAGACAACGATAAAGACTGCATTGGATTACGCGTCTTTTTTTCCCTTGGTGAGTTAGCAGCGTTACTGTTTCACGATGACTTCGAGTATGCGTTGGATGAACAGGAGTATGTGATTGCAACGCATACCGGATTTACTGAAAAAGAGATAACGATGATGACTCGCCCGAGACGGATAAAGATGTTTGAACGAATTGTCAAGGACATGGAAAATGAAAACGATTGGAGACGAGTGCTCCTTGAAACGATCGCACATTGTAACGGATTAGGGTAGTAGCTTAGGATAAGTTATGGATGGTTTGAATCTGGGACTGGCAATCAATATTGCTGATGGTGCTTCGGTCAATGCCAACAAGATCAATTCGGCGTTGGAGAAGTTAATCAATTTAGCTGAGAATCTGACTAAGAATTCAAAGACAACCGGTTCTGCTGTTGACAAAATGGGTCGTGATTTTTTAACGACTGAGCATAATGCTAATCGAACCACCAATGCGGTCCATAATTTTGGTAATACGCTTGAACACCATCGTCAGCATCTGGTTGACTTCCGGGCTGGCGTGGTGCGATTGTTTCCGTATATCACTGTTCTAGGTGGTATATACATGATAAAGCGAGGTATCTCCGAGATCCTTGAGACGACAAAGAACGTTGAGTATGCGGCGAAGAATGTGCAGGCTGGAACCGGTTATACCAACGAAGAAATGTCTATGATTTTGCACCAATTCAATGAAATGTCTACTCATGGTGTTGTGAGTATGCAAAAGATTGTTGATGCTGCCTATGATTTGACGACAACGTTGCCGATGTCTGCGGACAAGGTGAAAGGATTTACACAGTCCGTTATCAATTATTCGCAAGCAACACAATCAGAGGTTAGAGAGAACGGTGTGTCCATCCTCAGATTGGTTGCACAATATGGTCGTCCTATCAGTGAGACTACGCAAATGTTTGACCAGATGGCAATGGCATTGAACCGAACCAGTATCCGGGCCAATAGAATCACCGAGGAATTGAAGTTGGTGGGCACGGAAGCATCGACAATGAAGGTTCCGTTCAATGAGTTGTTGTCAATCCTTGGCAGAACCGATTTGTATTATGGCGCTGAGGGTGCGACGAGATTGCGGATGTTGTTCCAGATGTTGTCTCAGAACCTTCCATACCATACTAAAATGTTACAGCAATACGGATTGACGTTCTCCGATCTTGATATCAAGACGCATGGATTTTTCAACGTCATGAAGAAGTTGCAGGGCATTCCTTATGGTGATATGAGTAGATTGGTCGGTGGTTATAGTGCCGGGTTATTGGTTCGGTTGTCGTCTGCAAAAGACCTTGCTCAGATGCTTTCTGATGCCGCGAACTTTACACCTGAAAAGACACAGGGTAAGGTGAGCACGATGAATCTGATCAACTTGAATTCGCTCCCTGGTCAGATCTCGAACATGCAGAATCGTTGGGATTCTTTTAAGCGAAGTCTTGGTGCAACGCTTGAGGGACCGTTCATGGGTTCGTTGAAGGGTATTGGTGCGTTTATTACTCGATTAGACGAGAGTTTTGCCAGAAGTCGTGCGGGTTGGGAAGCGACATGGAAATTCTTTGGCGGTATTGTTGGTGGTATCACCGGTGCGGTAGGAAAAATGTTTGATGCGGTGTTGAGATTCGCCGGCCTGACCTCTGATTCAGAGGAAGAGGCACGGTCGAATATGCAGAACCACTTGATACCGTTTCTGGTCTTTATCGAAGAGGTAAAGATCAGGGCCGGTGCGTTTTTCGGTGGTTTTATGGAAGGTGCTGGTGATGCTTTTAATGTTGCTCTGACGGCAGCAAAACCGTTTATGAAATTGATTGGATGGTTTTTTGATATTCTCCCAAGCGGAACCGACAACCTGCGTGGGATAGGTCAGGTTCTAGGATTCCTTGCTGGGCTATGGATATCGTTAAAGGTTGCCACCGAGGCTGCTACTGCAGCGCAATGGTTGTTTAATCTTGCTGCGGATGCAAATCCAATTATCTTGATTGTATCTGCGGTTATAGCTCTTATTTATACTCTTGCTACGAACTGGGATGATATTGTGCATGCATTCAAAAGAGGATTGAGTTCTGTCCTTGGTGTTATTGATCTCATCGTCAACAATCTTGCAGCTCTATTTAGTCCGAGTCAATGGATAGAGTATCTTGTCACTGGAAAATGGAATCCCACCCAGATAAGTAATCTGCAAAGTATTACCGGAAAAGATTTCGATCGCGTCGGTAAGTGGGAAGGTGGAAACACAGTCGCGCATTCTGATAACGTCACCACGAGTGGTGGAAAGACCTATTCTGTCAGTAAGGAGGTTGGCTCTGGCGAATCTCTCCGGACGTATGCGAATATGCTTGCATCTCATGCTAAACGCGACGGTGATGGTAAGTATCATTTCGCAGGTGGTATCACGATTATTTCTCAGAATGGAGATCCGAAAGAAATTGCGTCTAAGATCGTTGACGAAATCACGAAACAGTTGGCAGAAAAGGAAAAGCACTAATGCCTACAACGGCGATGTCGATTCGAGGTATGCTTGCGAATCCGGATGCGGGTTTGTTCTTCCGTTTTCAATTCAATCCGCATGAAATCAGTACCGACAAGTCGGTGAAGTATGATTCGCTTTCTCCTGCTGGATGGGATAGACCGATTCTGCAGTATGTGAATAATGGCGAGTCAACGATTGAGTTTGATGTGATGGCAGATTCGACACCGGCCTCCGGGAGTGCGAATGCGGTGCGAGCTTATGGAGTTCTTGATGTGATAGCGGTACTGGAAACCTTTAAGTTGCCGCAATCGTTTTCGGTTTCGTCTGCGATTAAGAATGGGGTGTCGCTGCAGACTTTGGTTCCAAATCGGACAATGCGTCGATTTACACAACCGCCTGACTGCTATTTTGTTTATGGACTCAAGTGGGCTAAATGCAAGCTCGTCAGTGCACCTGTGCGTCAGGGTCTGTTCAATCGGGCACTGATTCCACAGCGCATGTTCACCAAAATAAAGTTGGTCGTTATTGAAGATGGATGGATGGCAGATGTTGCAGATGCCGAACGCCGGGTCTTGGCTGTTCTCGGTTCATCGATTACGACGGGTTTGTCAACGATTAAGAGTGGAGTTTGATTGTGAATATATTGCCTGTTGATACGCTGACTGCTGACGACGGAACTCAGTATCCTGGAATTCGATTGCCATTGGTGTCGTCGAAAACGGTTCCGTACACGCTCACGTACGATGATGTCAATACCTTACAGTTTCAGCATCCGCTTGAATGTGTGGCTCAACAGCTTTGGGGGAATGCGCGGTATTGGTGTGTGATTGCCGACTTGAATCCGTTGCGAGATCCGGGGTCATGGCAAGTTGGAGAAACGATTTTGATACCGCTTGAAAATCCGATGACACTGATAAGGAACCAACCTTGAGCAGTGTAAGAAGTGCATGGTTTAGAATAGAGATTCAAGACAAGAACGACAAGTGGATTGATATAACCGATAATGTTGCTGGCCACGTTGAGTTTGAGGAAAACAGTGAGTCGCTTGATAAGTTGACGTTTAATTTGGTTAGCACGGATGCTCAGAGTGTCATGCGATTTATGGACGGACTTTCGCAGGGCGACGGGGTCTCGTATTGGTTTGGATACGTTGATGGCACCACGTTCTTGAATGATTCCAATGAAATGTTTTACGGTGTGATTGGAAAGTTGTTACCGCACTTTCCTGCAGATGGTAGGCCGTCGCTTAATGTTGTTGTCTATGATCCGGGATGGCTTTTGACAAAGAACAAGCCGTCGATGCCACGAACATTCGGTGCAGGGATAAATGCAAAACCGATGACGCGTGCCGATATCGTGAAGAAGATTTGTCAACCCTACCTTGACGATCAGTCGATTTCCAGTATCGTGGTTAAGATACCGGAAAAATATATTGGAGCTGTATCCAACGGCAAGGGAGAGGTGATACAACAGAATCAAGGCGAATCGGACTGGAAGTTTCTGAAACGATTAGCTCATGGCGACAACAGGCAATACAACTCCAAGTTCAATGGATGTGATTGTGTTGTTTATGTTCAGACCGTAGACAACGCACCGGTTCTTTTCTTCGTACCGGAAGCTGATTTGATGGCGAAGACTTCAGCTATTGGACTTATGTATCCGATGGAAAACACGGACATCATTGTCGACCAAGATCCAACGGCTGCTACTGGTAAGATGTTGATGAGTGCTGAGATTGACGACAACCCTGACATCCAAGCTGATGAACCTTTGATTGAAGTTCCTGCTGATGCCTTTACTGGTGACGACGAGATGGTGAATGAGGTTCTTCAAAATGGTGGAACCGTGCCGATGACGTTCGATGAGTTCTTTGATTCGTTCACAATTAATACGGATTTGATTAAGAAGGATGAGGACAGTAATACCGGCATTGCCCAGACCAATCTTATGAGTCAGGCGCTGGGGATGTTCGATGGTTCGTTTAACTGGGATTCGGTTAAAAAATATGTCACGTATGTGATTGCGGTAAAGCCGGCTGGCAAGAAAACCACGCCGTCGGATGTGCCGGTTACGAAGGGTGATGTAAAGGATCCCGTCAGAGCCAGGGTAAATGTCCAAAGCGCTTTGAACCGGGCGTATAAAAAGAGTAACAGTGCCGGTATCGTGATGACGGCATCGCTGATTGAAGGCAACACCAACATCAGGCCGCGAATGGTTTATCTGATCGAGAATCTTGGTGGTAAGTATAGTTCAAGCGACAACATCAAATGGTTTGCGACGACTGTAACGCATTCGATCGATGGGAGCAAGTACACACAAAAGGTGAAATTGACCTTGTAATGTTTTTTTTGTCTCCATATATTCAATATATCAAACGATATGTTTTAACGTTCTACAAAGTAAATAGGACGGTTTAAAAACGCTTTAAATAACATCCTACAACACCTATGTATCTGGCAAAAATCGCGGTCACTGAATTTGAAGACGACACCGAGAAAATCGGTTGGCTCAGGGTTTGGTATAAGCGTGAGCTGCGGTGGGCGATGCCGAAGATGCGTTTCGGTGCATTCGAAATGCCGACCCGGGAGTGGTTGACGAAATATGGCGACTGTCTTGGTGTCTGGATCGTTGGACAGAAAATGCACGATGAACGTGAACATGAAGCGTATTTGGTTTGGGATGGATTTTGTTTTCTCGAAGGCAAAGTTCCTGCAGAGGCGTTGACAAATTATCCGTATGTGCGATTGTTCTTTACCGAGAACTGGAAGATGAGTTTCGATGACACCGTTAATGCGAATGTGTTTAAGCTTGTTCATGTAGACGGAACATCTATTGTAATCGATCGAACTGTTGGCTCTGAGAATGTAATTATAACTGACAGCAAAGTCGGCAATAGTCAGTCATGGTCAAAGTCCGGAATGTCCTGGAAAGATTGTTTTGGTAATGCCATCACGACCGATAAGATTGGTGTGAAAATAAATGGTCAGTATGTGGTGTTGAAACCGACACTGGATTGGATATTGAATAATGCTGCGGCTTTTGTTATGGGGAATCTGGGAGTGCCGGCTCCGATTCTTCCCAACGTTGTTGAGCTGGCGAATACTGGCATGGAACAGAGCAACGATTTTGTTTCGAACATTGTAGGTGAATGATGGCATTGGATGCGACTCGACCGACGAATACTGCGCTTACGACTTTTTTTGACAATGGCATCAAACTGAATCTGATTGCAGCGGGTGTTCCGACTAATAAGATTGCGGAGATGCGAACCGATGTGAACAACTTGATCTCGGCAATTTGTTCAGCTCTGATTGGAGAGATCACGGCGAATGGAGTGACCAATGTGACCGATGCCGTCAATAGCATCGTCTCTGCAATTCAGGGTGGTGTGCCAGTTGCTATGGATGGTGGAACTGCGTTAAAGGCATCGATTGTTTCGGCATTGCCTTCAACTGTGTCGGGAAAAATATCATGATTCTTGCGTATCCGTTTAATATTGGCCCTACGGGAATGGCTGCAACAGACGATGGTGTGGGTTCGCAGCTTGCGATGTTGTTCAACACGCAACCGGGCACGCGCATATTCTATTCGGACTATGGTGTTAGTGTGATGGGGCTTGAACAGGAACTTATGTATTCAGGCCAAAGTCCCGAGCGAACGCTGTTCGCAGTTGCGGTAACGCAGAAGATGGCAAAATACATTCCATCGATCTTGTTGTCGGGTATGTCGTTTGCTCAAGGTGATAGTGAAAGCGATATCAACGTCACGATCAATTATATCTATCAGGGAAATCAAGAGGATTACGTATGGCAACCAGCTTCAAGTTTAACATAACTGATTTAAGTTATGACTCGTTGATTGCGGCCGCGCAATCGCTTGCGACATCATTGTTCCCGTCATGGGTCTTTGGATGTGCTAACGACCTTGGTGTTTTTGTACTGGAACTGTATCTGCATGCTCTTGAGAAGGCATTATGGCTTGTCAATCGCTGGTGTGGGGAGTTCAATCTTCTGACGGCTACCGAGCGAAGGAACGTTGAGAATAGAGCCAGAACACTTGGTTATGATATTCAGGAACTGTGTGCCGGAACCGGCACGGTTGTGTTTTCGTATGTACCCGGCAACGACGGTCATGTTGTTGCCCCAAATTCAATACGATTGATCTGCGATGGTGATGATGGCAATCCAATTTATTTTGAGAATGCAGTAGGGTTCTCGTTCTCACCTGAAAGTACGTCGGTGGCGCTTACCTTTTTGGAGGGTAAGACGATTTCACAGAATGCAACTGGAACAGGTATGAAGTATCAGTCTGTTGTGTTGACAACGGATAGTATCATCAATGGTTCTGTAAGGGTTTCCGTAGGTGGGGTGCCATGGACAGAGGTGGCATCGCTTGTTGATTCTGCACCGACTGATACAGTATTTGTCGTAGAACGCTATGGCGATAGTGGAGCTGAGATTATTTTTGGTAATGGTGTAATGGGTGTCGTTCCTACAAATGGTATTGCCATTACCGCGCGAACCGGTGGTGGTGTAAGAGGCAATGTTGCCGCGAATTCGAATCTTACTGTCGATGTTTCTCCTTATCCACTTACACTTGTCTCGAATACTGCTTTTACCGGTGGAACAGATCTTCAAGAACTTGATACCATTCGCCTACTTGCTCCGATTCATCGCCGTTCGTATGATCGGCTTTGCACTGTTGCGGATGTCGCTGCTTTTGCACAAAGCATTGGTGGCGTTGGCCGGGTTTCGGTTTCACTTTCCGGTATGAATGTTTACGTCTATGTCGTGCCCTCTGATAATCAAGCACCTACAACGGATTTGCTGGCTGCTGTCACCGCCGCTATCACGCCGTTATTGCTTATGGGATATTCTCTGTTTGTTCTTGCACCTGTTTACAAAGGCATTACCGTAACGGTTACGGGTGTAGCACAAGAAGGATTGGTAGCGGCCAATGTTCAAACGGATATAGCAAACGCGATCTTGGCACGATTGAATTCTATGGCTATAGATGAGAATGGAAATTATCTCAATAGCTTTGGTGGGATCTTGACCTTGAATGATCTTATCTATGTTATTCGCAATGTAGGGGAATTGCAACCAGGATTTCAACTCACGTTGCCGACTGCGGATACCACGTTTAATCCGAATCAGATTGTATCGGCAGGTTCGAGTACGGTTAATGTCACCGTTACCGGGGGCACAACGCTTGTATCATTCTTAGATAGGGTTGGTTCGTAATGATAGTCGATATCAATACGCAGAAATATCTGAATATCTTCGAGGCGGCGAAACAATCGTTTAACGCTGCGGTTAAGCCTACGATTTGGCTTGACGACGTGAGGCGATGCCCGTCTTCGGCTCTGCAGTATCATTTCTTAGAGAATGGCTTGGTGTATCCTGATTTTCCGGAGGCAACCGATGACATCAAGCGGAACATTCTGCTTCATAGTGAGCGGATACATTCGTCGAGGTTCACGGTCGCGGGCTTGCGGTATTATCTTAGTTTTTTTGTGAATGTCAGCGTCAGCGTTTCTGTTTCCGGTAAGAACATCCTGCAGTTGAATATTCCGACGATGGGTTTACCGAATCATTCGATGTTGGTTACGGCCGAGACGTCTGCCGATAGTTGTTGCTATCTGTTCTCTAATAAACCGTTCCTGATAACGATCACCTTCGCCGCAGGTGTTTCCGACGCGATGAAGGAATGGTTTCGTAATACGCTTAAATACGAGATTCCGTTTGGCGATGCCAACAGTTCGATTAACCTTGTTTTTGCTTAATAGGAGAGTTTATGGCCACGAGTCCTCTACAACAAACTGCTGCAGTCTTTGATGAATCTGTATTAAAGGTCGAGTTTCTGCAGATGCCGGCACAGATTCCAGATTTTTCGTTGAATCTCAATACCGAGGCGTTACTGTATCGCTTTGGCCTGTTCATGCAGAACATCATTGGGCCAGCTCGGATATCGGGATTCAATCTTTCTGCAGGTGCGACTACGATCGGTGTGAGTACTGGTCTTTATCTGTACCAGAACTTCATTGTTCGACTGGCTTCCACTTTTAATATCGATGGTTCGGCTGTTGGTGATGGGGTTTTGTATGTGCATATTGCGATCACGAGAATGTCGGGTGATACAAATCCGGACATCGTGAATATTAACCCACCGCTATCGCCTGCATCTTTAGAAGGACCTGCTCAATATCGGTATACGTCTGGCATAGAGGTCGCGGCTACGCTGCCTGTAAGTACAGTGACCGACGTATATTTCAAGGTCGCGAATTTCCATTATTCTGGGCCGGGTTTCTCTTTCACAAATCAAAATCCGATCATCTCGAAGTTGGGAAGCATCGATCTCAGTCAGATCCCACTGATTCCGTATAAGGCAAATTCTACCGATGTAACGACTCAGATAAACAATGCAATCAATGCACTTGTTAATGCGTCACCCAGTCAGTTGAACACGCTTAAAGAGTTGGCTGATGCACTTGGTGATGATGCGAACTTCGCCGCCACCGTTACTGCTGCCTTAGCAGGGAAGACGACACCTGCAGATATTCCTGCGCTTGTTCGTTCTACCGTTCTCACAGGATTCTCTTTGTTATCGAATGCTGCTGCAACAGCTACGGATTCAGTATTGAGTGCGATTGGTAAGTTGCAGGCGCAGATAAATACGATCGCTTCCAGTATTTCTTCATTTGTTAGCAATTTTGGTGCGACCAGTGCAGTGACCTTTGGTTCAGTCAGTGGCAGCAATATCGTGCAAGTTCTTTTCGATGGTAGTCAGGTGGCGACACAGGGTCTTGGTGATGTCGTGGCGGCTTGGCCGGTATGGCAGGCGATGGATAATAATGCCGAGCAAAAGATTTGTGGTTCGTTCTTGATGAGAACTGGAGTTAAAAATATTGTGTTGCATGCAAACTGTAAGGTGTCGATTTCTGACGATACCGCATATCCCCAGTTATGGACAGATGGCTCTGGGAATTATTATAATGCCTCGCCTCCTGGTGTGCAGTCAACGGATTATGTTGGCGTTATAATAGCCACACCGATTGATGATTTTGCGCTGAATACTTTGCATGATTGGTCTGTGTCTGTGCACACTGGTAATGGTGGAACGGGTTTTCTAAAAGACGTGGTCGTGACCCTTGAATCCTAACCAACATAAAATAAAAAGGAATCGTTATGGATCCGTTACTGAAAGCTGTTTGTACAATCATAGGAACGAGTACTGTCTTTGGAGCTGCCGTGTTTGCATTGATTAAATATGTCAATGGTCAGATCAAGCAAGCGATTATTGCTCATGAAGAAGTTGTTATGAGCCGTGAAGAGACTTGTTCTGCGAATAAGGGTGGTCAGATTGATCAGTTGGTGGCAGCAATCACAAAACATGTGGAGGCAAATGCTGATACCGAGGAATTGGTCAATCGTCGTCTCAACGATGTGGATTTGTGGCGAAAGGAAATCAATGGTCAGATCAAGCGCTATGGTTTGCAGCTTGAATTTCAGAACAAGATCGCGATGGAACAGAAGGACGTTATCAAAGAGATAGCCCATACCACAACTCAGACTTCGATAAAGTTGGCGGTGATAATGCAACATCTGAATATCTCGATTAACCAATAATTTTGCTTAAAGTGTTCGATATGGTAAACGATTTATGATAAGGTTTAATATAAAGGCAAACACATGTTGAATTATTCTCTAAACGGTAAAAATCCGCTGGACATGATAGCATTAAGTCCATTTATGTTTACTGCGAATGATGATGGATCAATTACAAAGGTTACGGCTGCAGGTGTTGCAACTTCAATTCCTTTGACCGGATTCACCGGCTTTAAGCCAAGACTTGCTACTGACGGTACAAATTTGTTTGCAGTAGATACGCAGGTTTGGAATGCCGCAATTGCGGCAAAGATTGATCCAGTTACTTTAATACCTACATATTTTGATTTGTCGGCGTATGGCCTGAATATATCTGACATACACTTTTTTAATGATTTTGTTTGGATAGCCACGGGAAATGTGGTTTGTAAGTTTGATATAGGTATGAATTATATTCGTTCTTATGATTATCCTGCCATTGAATCACTGCGTTATCCTAAGTTTGATCGTCTTTCTGACGATGGAACGAATATTGTTTTCCACGGTGGTCATGTTGCGGAAAATGGTTATTCGCAAGCGACGATTGGAAAAATTGATCCAAGTGATAATGTTACTGGTGTTGTGATATTGCCGAATCAAGCTCAAAATACTTCTGGTATGATATGCGTAAACGGCAAGGCTTGGATATTGCTCGACAATCCCGGTGGAGATATTTGGATAACCGATACGACAGCCGGAACACACACAGTAATAGATGGATATACCGGTGGCGTTGCTGATTGTCGAATGACTCAGGATACTAATTATGTTTATTGTCCTGATACCGATGGAAGGGTTTTGCTTTATAATCTGGATGGATCATTTAATTCTTATATAATGCTTCAACCGACGAGTTACGGAGAAGTAGCGGTTCAAATTGATTCAGCGGGAAATATTTGGGTCGCAAGTAATGACACTCAAAGCATTACAAATATAAACGGAGTGGCTCCTCCAACTCCGCCAACTCCTCCAGTTCGGCCGACTGTAAACCCGGAACTGAATCTGATTGGAATAAATTGCATAGAACATGAATCAGGTGGATTCGCAAAAGCAGGGGCATCGCTAAATCAAATTAGTGAAGGATAGAAGTTTACTTATAAGGAACATAGAAATGGCAAAAGATAAAGTTGTTGTCGGTGGAAATTAGTTTTAGAGATAGATGATTTCAAAAACAAATTATTAGAAGGAGAAGTATATGTATTATCTCATTGGAATTGTGTTGGTGCTATTGGTATTGGTTTTTGCCAAAAGCTTTTTGACCATGCTAAAGAAATTGGTGTCACCGGAGTTGGTTGAGACCGAAACTTGGTTCCGGGGATTTATAAAGGGACCGTTGGTGATTCTTACCAAAGTTGTTGTTATCAAGGGTTGGCTCATTAGGTTTTGGGTGGCTGTAAAGCGACATCTTATTAGTGTGGCATTGTTTGCTGTGGCCATGACGGTGATGTGGGCGTTTTCATCGATCGATAACGAGACGATAAAATATCTGACTGAGATGGTCACGGCCATTGCTGTGCGTCTCTCGGCAGCGATTCTGGTCCTAAAGTTTGCGTTTCCCAAATTTGAGCTTCAAGAAAGACTGAAAAATGAACCGATTGCACTTGCTATATTTTGCGGTCTTATTGTCGTAGCTGTTTGTAAATAACGTTTGTTGGCAATAGATAGGAATTAATAACAAGGAATTTGTATATGAGTGAGATGACAGAAGATAGGATTGTTGTCGAACACGGAATGCCGGTTCGGTACAAATACATGGACGATGGAACATTCGCCAGAGTTATTGCAACAGACATTGAACATATGGATGTCTCCATCGGAGGCGTAACTATTGCAGATGGCGCGGATGTGAACGCTGGCGCGACAACAGATATAGCGGTTACAACGGATGTTGCTGGAACTCTCAGCGCGAAATTACGCGGACTCATAAAACTTATCCTTGCAAAAATTAATATCAAGATTGCAGACGGGGATGATGCAACATTAGGTGCTAAAGCAGATGCTGCCATAACCGATAGCACGACATCAAATACATTGATGTCATTTGTAAAGGGGTTAATGAAGATATGGAATGATGTTTGGAATCCAACGACTCATAATTTGCAGGTTACTGTTTCAAACCCGACGACTAATCCGGAAACAGGATTGGCAAAAGACGGAACGGATATTACCACTCCTACCGCAATGCCTGCTGGCGGAGTTGGGATACGCGGTTGGTTATCTGCAATCTGGACAAAACTGAATGGCAGTATGGTTGTAAATTTGATTACTGGTTTTGCCGTTGAATCCGGCGGCAATCTTGCTGGCGTTAAAACAAATACTGATCGTTTGCTCGGCCAGAATGGTGGTTCAATTGTTTCTACTACAGCGGCACAGACTGGTTTGTCTTGTTTTGCAATTAAAGCGCAAGGCGTTGATGTTGTTATAAATACTATGACGCTTGCAGCAGGATGGACAGGCAGTATGGCAGCTGTAACAATAAAAGCAGGTGATGTTTGCCATGTTGGATTTACTGCTGTGACTTTGACATCTGGAACTGCTATTCTTTATAATAATTAGAGGCGTGAGACGGCTTTTCAAAAATTGGAATTCTTTGCGCAATCAATTGATCGGAGTTGATAGTTATGACAAAATATTATTGGATCGGTGGTTCTGGGACATGGATTTTTGGAGATGCGACTCATTGGTCTCTCAGTTCGGGCGGTCCCGCTCAGCCAAATTCTCCGATGTGGACAGATGACGTTGTTTTTGATGTAAATTCTTCGGCTTCAGCTTACACAGTGACAATAAGTAGTAATGCTCCCTGCACTAATATAACTATAGGAAATCCATTGTCCGGTAGCGTTACTATTAAGAATGGATCATTCATTTACGGAAATTTGACCATCGCTGCTGGAGCCATAGTTACGTCATTTTTGCCTTTAATGAAAGGTGTGGGAGGCATACAGAATGTGCAGTCAAATGGGTGTGCTATTGGGAATTTAGGTATTTACAGCACTTCCACCGTGATGCTTCTGGATGATCTTTTGGTTCCAACAGGTAATTTTGAGCTCACTAATGGTAATTTTGATGCAAATGGTCACAATATGACTGTTAGTGGATTTGCGACTGATGGCGTGTGCACTAATTCCCATATATATCTGCGCTCTGGGATTATCACCGTCGCAGCGACTCTTCAGATTTATGACCCAACATCGACTTTAACTTTAGTGTGCGGCACTTCTACCATACGGCTTACTGGTGTATACAATTCATGCTTTTACACTATTGGCGGTTTAACTTTTTACAATATTTGGGTGAACTACAATGCCGCCAATCCGAATACCTACATGGCCGGCAGTTTTACTTGCAACAATTTGAAGCTCGATCCAGGAGTAGAGGTGGATTTCAATGACGGTGACACTTTCACATTGGGTTCTTTTACAGCCATAGGCACTTTAGGCCATTACATTAAGCTTAGTTGGTATAGCGGCACTTCTTCTTTTAAACTTGTGAGTTCTGGCAGTATTATGTCTTGCGATTATTTGAATGTTGGCCATAGCAATGCCTCACCAGCTCTGAAATGGTATACAGGTGTTCACAATATAAATAGTGGAAGTAATACGGGGTGGGTATTTGGCGCCGCTCCTAATGCGCCAGTTGCGAGCAGTTTGGCGTTGGCTTTAGGATTAGGAATATAATGATAGGTAATCAAGGAGAAGATTGATGAACCGATTATATCTGTTATTGGTAGTGATGTTGTCAATGCTATTTGTAAACAGTGTGCCCAGGTTTCCGTATGAATCAGAACTCAAAAATGATGCCAAAGATATTTACAAGGACACATTGCGATATCGATTCCGGATGGCGCAATTGTACTGTGAGTCTGGATTCAATCCACGATCGACTTCTGAGGTTAGGCCATGGAAGCGTCGAGGGATTGATACGGTGACGGCCGTGACTACTGGGAGAGCTGCTGCTGGTATTGCTCAGTTCATGTTCAAGACAGCTCAGGGTTATGGTGTTGAGACCGTAAATACCGCGCAAGCTGATTCGAAGGGATCTGCTGAGGATATTTACAATCCGGCGTGGGGTGTTCGAGCAAACTGTCAATATATGATGGATTTGGAATGCACCATCTACAGGGATCTTGAACAGGAAGAACGCATAAAGTTTCGCAATAGTAAGAGATTAAGGGAACTGTATTGTTGCTCTGCGTATAATTGCGGAAGCTATAGGGTTGTGAGAGCGATTCAGAGTCAGGGTATTGAGTGGGCACAGACAAAGAACTTGCTGCCTAATGAATCAACTGTTTATGCTGAACGTGTTGTCACTGAAAAAGAAAAATGGTTTGGCAGATAAAGGAGGTTGAGTATGTTCGGTACATTGGTCACGATATTTGAGGTGATGGGAAAGATTCCAACGGTGCTTGGTGATTTGCCTGGTATCTATGCTGCGATTTTGAAATCACCGAAATGGATTCGGATTGGTCTGATATGTGTGGTTGCCAGTATTATTCTTGGTCTTGGACTTTGGCGCATTCATCATGCTGTCTATGAGAGTGGTTACAACAAGGCAAAAGCTGTTGATGCTGCGGCGATGGAAAGTATGAGGGGAACCATGCAGGAAATGATTCGTGGTGAGACGAAGGATACTGCTTATGTTCGTGTGCCCGTATATTTACCGGCTCCGAAACCACCGACTGAGATTGTTGGGACTGTTGAGGTTGCTGCTGATTCCGTGAGACGTAATATGAATGGTCTCGAAGATTCTGCAAAAACTCAGCATGATAAGTATGTTGTCGCCGATAGTTTGGCCAGGTTCTACGTCTTGCCTTGGACATCTTTTTATGAGGATAGCGTCCAGAACCTGTCGATGCAATGCAATCCCGTAACGAAAACAACACTGGCAAAGATTTCGTATAAGCTTCAATTCCCTCTGGTTCCTCAGATTACAACGACCTTGGGAGCGCCGTCACCGTCCTTCTTCAAAACCAATACTGCATATTTTGTTTACGGTGGTATTGGTGCGACGGTAGTCTATTATATTGGTAAATTACTCATCAAATAACTGAAAGGAATATTATCATGCCAACTCCTCTTTCAATTTCTGCTGCGCCGACATTGTCGGCGATTCTTCAAAACACTGCGACCGTCGGTGTCACGTTTGTTTATGACGTTGATTCGGTTCCGTCCCGGGTTGGTGTGTGTTTTAATAAGACCGCCGATCCCGTTGTTGAACCGGTCATGGACGTGGATACGACCGTTGACATTGTCAATGCCGATGGTACAAATCCCGCGTCTGCAGCTCTCACTGCCTTGGATGCGAATACCGATTACACGATTCGTGCATTTGCAGTTGGTGGTGATTCCAGTATCATATACAGTGAACCCACAACATTCACGACTGATGCGGAGCCGGTTCTTGAACAGCTTGTGATTGATTTCCGGTCCAAGATGAAGGGTGTTCAACAAGATGACAACTTCCCGGTCAAGAATGTTTGTGGAGAGCGAACGATTCTGCCGATTACCGAGGAAGACGGTTCCGTTACCGATGGCGTAGATGTCATGGTATTGCTTCCCAGTGAACGTGTTGCGATTTTGATTCAATCGATCGTAACCGCGGGTACGTTGCAGATCCTGGCATTCAATAGCGTTGACGGTGTGAACTGGAACACGGTGGCACCAGTGCTGAGCCAAACCCATGTCGCTGCAGATGGTTCACCGGTTGATGGAATAGATCCGCTGACGAATCTGATGTCGAAGTTCTTGAAGCTTCGATTCTGTAACAAGGCGGCTGAATCTGTTAATGCAGTGGTAATGAGCATAAACATCACTTTACAGCGGATTCAGTAATGCTAATACCCTTTAGTCCTATTGTGACCAACTCACCAGCGGCACACCTACTTACATTATTTGCAAATACCTCTTTGCTTTCAAATAAAAAATGTATGCCCAAGCGAAAAGAATACGGCCTATCCGTGTTTTTACGACAAGCGTACGGTGTTTTTACGACACGTTTTTGGTGAAAATACTACGTATAGGGGCATTGACTTCACTTCAAATTTATTGTATCATTTGCGCATTACTTTACTCAAGTAAATCCACCGCTCTTAATATCATTTCTTCCAATTTCTGTGGAGTTTTCATAGAAAGAAAAAGCGAAAAATGAATTCTATACCAAAATATGTTTTGTGTCTATTTGTAATAATTATCATGTTTACCGCTTCAAATTGCAAGAAAAATCCAGTTGAGCCACCCCCGCCTCCTGCAAACGATACCACCAGCCATGCATGGACGTTTACGATTAGTTTTTTAGGTGATGGTAATGGAAGCGCGTTGTACGACATAAGTATCGTAAATGACACTCTGGCATACGCAGCAGGAGCAGTTTACAAAGAAGACAGCTCTGGGAATTGGGGGATCAACCCATATAACCTAGTTAAATATGACGGTATACAATGGAATCTAAAACAGGTCAAAGTGTCATTTTATGGAAATACAATTGTTGTTCCATTGCAAGGTGTCAATGCTTTTTCATCAACGCAAATTTGGCTAGCAGGCAGTTTACCAATTTACGGAAGTGATTCGACTTGGCAGATGTATGATTTGAGAACAACTCTCAATCCCAACATTGATGTATCTAAAACTTGGGGAGTCAACCCGCAACAGATGTACTTTGTAGGTCTCAGCGGTAGCATTGTTTCCTGTTTCAATGGTAATTGGCAAAAGATCACTAGTGGGACGACCTTAAATGTACAGGACATCTACGGTTCTAACAGCACAATATTGGCTGTAGCTTCCAATCCGGGAGAAAGCCTTGATAAGCAAATACTGCAAATCAATGGCACGACAGTTTCCCAATTGTCCATTAATCCCATACAACAACCATTGAGCAGTGTATGGTTTGTGCCAGGGCATTACTATGTAGTAGGTCAAGGGATTTATGAGAAGACTTCTTTATCCGATCCGGTTTGGCAGCAAGACAGCATTGACACGGTTGATTTCTTCTCTT